GAAAAAAGAGAGGGGACCGTAGCCCCCTCCCATACTAACCCCTCTCAAGATAACGGGCTCAAGAGCACCCGATGTCCACCCCTAAGATACGTCGTCTGATCTCGTCCTGCAAGTGTAATGCTCACCAGGATGCAGATACGTTTGGCAGTATTCGATGACGCGGTAACTGTCTAGCGTTTGTAGATCCTGTAAGCACAGCTTAGTGATCATATCCTTGCGACCGTCGCGCTGGTAAACCTTCTTGTAGGCCTGGCTGCGCGGGACTTTACATGAAAAGTCTACGTTTTGTTTGCAGTAGTCAGCCAACTCCAGACGATCTACTACCACAAAACCTGTGAGCTCTGGCATATCAAAGGCTATGGTTGTCGCTTCACCGAATAGCCATCCGTGATTGCCTCTCACGTTCTTAAACTCTATCCATATCTCATCGGGCAGGTTGTTGCCCTTCACATCCACACCCCGATCTTCATGCCAGTAATCTATGTGCATGAACATATCTTCCTTACTGGTGGATTTCCGCACACCAGGGTTGGCACGTTCATACCTCTTAGCAGCGTTATTGCCACGCTGCCAACTGCGTATCTTACTGATCTTGTTGTGCAACGTACTCCTCGTGTTCCTTTACGCTCTGCCGTATAAGGTCTATCTCCAAGTTAACCCACTGCCTCCAATCACTTAGTTTCATAGAGACAAAGTCCCGATCGGTGGCGGGATTTCCATCCGCCATGTGCAACTCCTCATACAGCTTTGTGGTCGCCTCATGAATGCGGTTGCATGCACCATGAAACAGTTCACTTAGTTCCCTCATCTATATCACGTTTGATATCACTAATTACGGCGTCAATTTGGGATTTATTTTTTGCAATATAAACAGAACACACTATGTTATTATCAACAAGATGTTTGAGGAAAAGCTTCCAGCGCATAGGGAAGTCGTGGTGGCTATGCAGATAGCCCTTGGTCTCGATCACCCAGCTGCCATCCCTAGCAACGAAGTCGGGCGTGTACCTGATGGGGAGTTGCATAGTTCCCGTTCTGTCGCTCAGGTCTTTACGCTTGGCCGTCATCTTTAAATAGCGACCAGGGTACCTAAACTTATCTAGCAACAGATACTCTTTGCCCTCGTATTCAAACTCTAGGCCTGCTGCCCTGAGCTGATCGTTGCAATACTTCTCAATACCACTTTTAAATCTACCGAGATTCTTCTTCCGACTCGGTCGCCTTGCCCCTGCTTTCTTGCGCATCGGGGGACAATGTAGTTAGAAATTCAACATTCTCTTTCAGAGGTGATTGGTACATATCCCAAGTCATCTTGTCCAGAATTTGTGTTTGTTTTCCGAACGTGCTGAAGTCGATTGCAGGGACCAAAGACTTGAGGCCAGCCGCTGTAAAACCAGTGTGGCCCATGTTCATGCGCAAGATTAATGGATCAGCCAATGGCGTAGGCTTGCCCCCCGTTTCAACCGTTCGTACTTTGCGCACATGGATCTCACTCATTTGTCTAATGTGCGGGTCAGGCGCCTGGACTTTTCGATGGATAGTCAAGAAGCAGTCGGCACGGTTCACAAACTTACCGCCGCCCTCTGTGTCTTCCGCATACGGAGCGGGGGGCAATCCATCGGGGCCTTTCCTTCGCTGCGCCTCAGTGACAGCGTGCATGTTCAACCACACTGCGATGTTGTGGGTGTTACTGAACGTGAGGAAAGCAGTAGCCGCCTCGTAATGGTAGTCGTGTGTGTTCTGCATCTCCGACCTACGCAGATCCAAACGCAAGCTGTTGTATGGGTCCACAAAGACTGCGTCTATCTTGTTGTAGTGATGCACCTTTTCCATGAACAAGGTGATGTCTAGGTAGCTGTACACCTTGGCATTACTTACGATGAAGAAGTGTTCCTTCACCCAATTGTAGCTGTTCTTCTTTTCGCTGTACGTCATCGACCCAACTGGCTTGTCCGCAGCCATCTGCATCAATGTCATCTTAACAGCAGCGGTCTTGTTCTCCGCGCTGTATATCATCCACTTCCACCCGTGTCTGATGACACTGTTGACGATAAGATACAATGCCGTCGTTGTCTTACCGACATTGCTATGCCCGTTGATGATGGTCAACTCCCGCTTGTATCGGAAGAACTTATCCCACTCTTCATTGCCTGTGGTTAAACCATGCTCTAACCTACCCTCGCTGTAATCGTCGATCCAGTGGTAGTCGTCCTCGTCGCTACTGATGAAGGACATATCACCATCGAGGACTTCGAGCAGTCGCACTTGCTCTTCCTCCTGCTGGATGATCTCCCTGATTGGGCGCGTCTTACCATACTCCACCCCCTCGTGAATAGCATCCCTGGCATTCTTCTCGCTCTCCACATCCCGCTTCATGATCTCCCGCAACAGTATGCGGTAGACCTCATCCTCTTCCAGCTTGCCTGCGGCTATGTATCCACCACATAATGTGGCTGCCTTGATCAGTACGTTGTGCTTCTCACCGTCATGCGCACGTTGGATCATGCGCACTGCAATCTGCAGCTTGGTGTAATCTGTTGTTGAGACCTGGGGTGTGGCGGGGGCGGCACTCAAAGCCTCCTCACTTACGAACTTCTTGAAGACATCACACGTAGTCTTAACGATGATGTCGGGGTCATAGCTTTCGAAACAGGCACGACTCTCGTTCTTGCCTGACTCATCGAGTTGCAACCCATAGCGTTCATCAAAGTATCGCACAAGGGCGCGAAAGTGATCGCGATGCCGCTCAGGGTTACTGACCCTGGCCAACGCTTTAACCCCGTTCCCTGACGGGGACACCCAACAGGCATAGATGTGGTCGTCTACAGCGAGTGCAGACTTAGTGGCCTCCACATCCACATGATCAAAGTCTAATACAACAAGCCCGTTGTGGTCCTCAATACTCTCGTCAGACCTGGATGTAAAGGTCCCGCTAAATAGGACGGCAGGTAGTTCAAGCTTCTTTGCTTTATCACCCTGCCGTATTGCCTCCACTGTGGTACGAGATGCCCCATCCCGAATCCTCTTCAGTATGACTGATAGGTCTCGGTACTTCGGGTCGCTCGTCTCGTATATCGTTTTGAAAATGGTGACCTTCATCCCGCGCAATAATTAACAGGATGAGGTACCCCGCTAGGTCGAGTAGGGTATCCTCAGTATCGTCGTTCAAGCCAGCGTTTTTTATGCGCTTCAACTTGTCGTCTATACGTTGTCGTATCCCATACTCGGCACTAGCGGAAGAAAAAATGTTCAGAGGGGACAGCGCACTGTCACCGTAAGCATCATTCTTTTCAAGCAACAGCTGCCTGACTTTATTTGTAGCTGCTACTATCTGGTCCCTTCTTGTCATCCAATGTTTCGCACGACTTACCTAACTCCTTGAGCACAGTAACCTTAGTGATTTGTAGTGGCTTCCTCTTCGCTCTACTGTTACGGTATCCTTCTCGCATGATTCGCGATACGGTCCTATTGTCGTAACGCATTAGGTCGAAGGGGTCAGTAAAGCAAGAGACAGCCCAGGTCTTAAAGGTACGGCGATGCTTATTACGTTCAACAAGCACCGTCAACTCAAGGTGATAGATAGTCGCTTTAGAAGGGCAGGTCATCTGCGAGAGATTCCTGCTTGCCCGCAGGTGCAGGTTGCTGACGCTCAGCAGCACGCTTCTCTCGCTGTTCCTTTGCCCCCTCGCTGTTTGGATCCCACACCTTACAGCATGGCTTTCCAGCAGCGGACATAAACAGAGTCACGTAGCAGTTGCCCCCTTCACCTTTCTCATTGAGGGAGGTTACATACTTCGTCATCATCTGCTTCAGTTCATCCGCCCGCAGTTTGACACGCCAGGACCGAACGGATCCATCGTCGTTGTAATTCGGGGCGTCGGTCCATCCGACCAGGTGACTATCGCTTTTTCGCTCTTGACTCATGACTTACAGAAAATATAACGAGCCCAAGATAAAGACCATTAGCCAATAGATAATCCTAGACTTCGAACTGTCCATACCCTCTTTGTTCACTGGGTTCTGTTGACAACCACTCCTTGATGTTCTGCAAGGCGGTATCGACTTTCATCTCACCGTTGAACAGAGTTTGCTCTGAACAACTGACGATGGCAGGGTAGAAGGGCGGCTTCTTCTCTTGGATCAACCAGTAGTATACATCCCTTGGGAAGACCTGCATATAAATGTAAGCCTGTACATCGTAGTCCCACGACCGCACATCCCACTGGAACTTATCTGCCGTCGACCCGATGGTCTTGCTGTCCAGGATGAAGTCATCATGGAGGTAGTCCAAGAAGCCACGTAATGGCACATCGCCCAGATCTAGGTTGAACTCAACCTGCGCTTCACCACCCTGAAGGTACGTATCCACTAGCCCCTCCTTTTGAAGGCGCTCGATCATCTCAAGAGCCTGATTGTACTCTGACTCCTTGACAATCTCTTTGCCATTGGACAACATCTCCACGACCTGCTTGTATTCTTTCGTGGTGGTTGGCCGCTTGGACTCCCTGGTCTCCTTGCTACATGCTTCGAGCACATCCTCCTGATAGATCACTACGTACCTATCTCCGAATAGATCGGGGGTGAGTAGCATACAATCATATAAAGATCCGAAATGCAGTGCATCCCCTTCCTTGTGGAGTTCGCCCCGCATGTAGAGGTCAAACTTGCGCATGTCAGTCAGCGCGTGCTTCAGGGAGGAGTACGACAAGTGACCCTTGCCGTACCTCTCCGTTAATAGTTCTCGCATATTCATCGTACCCACTTCATAATGGTGTCCCTGTCTGCCTCACTCAGCTTGTCACCATGCTTCTCGATAAGCTGGGTGGCTGCCTTGCGTTTAGCCGTGATGTTGGGGCGGGTCTTAATCCACCCGATAGCTGCATCAACGATAGCCTTCGGGTCACTGGTATCGACCTGCTGTTTGACTGGGGCAGGGGATTCGGGTGCGGCGGGTGGATCAACATCATATAGATCCTCCTTGGTCCACAACTGTAGACCCAACCCATGCATAGCAATAGCCTTGACGAGGGCACGTTGCACTGTCTTGTTGACATCGAAGCTGGTCATCTTGTCAACGGGAATGGAGTTGTTGCGGAAGTCCATGACAGGAAGGTCCACTACATGCTCGGTACCCTTGACTGTGACACCCACTTCAACGTAGGCTGTGCGCCCATCGGAGAAGAAGTTCAGCCCTGTCGCCTCATCTTTGTACACCTTCCTAGTGGAGTCAGGATACTCGGTCATCAGCATGTGCCAGGCATCTGCCCACGAGATGTAATCGACTTTACCCTTGCTCCTCACGCGAGGGCGAACATCAATCGAATTGAGGCGCGTATACACTGAGGTGGTCGTGCGCGGAGCACGAGGTTTCTTGGTTTCACTCATGATCTGTCTTCATTAATTAGTTCCATAAACGTGGCAAAATCTACCTTGCCATACAGCTTCTTCAAGGGGATGAGTACAAGACCCTGCTCTTTCAACACAGCCTCATGCTTTGGACTCTGCTCAAGGTCTGGTTGAGCCTTCTCCGCACTCGCTTTGTGCAGAGATTCCTGGAGCTCCCTGATGCGTTGCACCTTGGTAACAATTTTACCTGTGCGTTGCAGTTCGATACGAACCTTGTTGTGCACAGAGCTTGGCCCTCGTTGGGGGAGCAGCTGCGTAAGCTTTAGCAAGGTTGGTGATGTGTCGGACACACCGCCATTGCTTTCTTCTTGGATATCATCCATATATGTGTGGACCAAGTCGATTTCTTCGCGGGTCCACGCTTTCCATTTACCTCTCATTGTCATTTGGGTTGGGGGGTTAGTCATTAAGGTTTGCTTCTATAGCTTTCTCTCTAATGGTGTGTAGTTTTTTGAGTACCACTGATGGCTGTTCACCCTGGATGAAACCATCGAAGGTGCTGAGGAACTCACGCATTAAGTTCCGTGCGGCCATCACCTTATGCATCTCATCGTCGCCATTGACATTGTGAGCAAGGGTTCGTACCACTGCGTTTTCTGATAGACAAAGCAAGTCAAGGACTGACTGACACTGCAGTTCAAAAACTTTGTCTTGCTCTTGCATCTCTTTTGCTTTGCGCAAACTTGCGATGATTGTACTGTGGCTACGCGATCCTAGTTCCGCACCAATCTGTTGATAGGTTGGGTGGGTCAGGTTGTTCCGCAGTAGAACAAAGGCATGTCGCGCAATCATGATGTGACCCAGTCGAGAGTGACCTCGAACATGTGTAGGTGAGACACTAAACACCGAACAAACTGCGTTCATGAGTTCGGCAGATATTACTGATTCTGAACTAGCCATCTTAATCCTCGCTGTTTGTGCCACGATCCTCGCTCTGTTTACCTTCTCCTGATTTCTCAGCTTCGATATTGGCGACGTGTAGTTTCCATTCTGCATGTAGATCTGGTATTACAATTAATCTTCCTATGGTGGTGAGACATACGTATCTCATGTTGTCTACGTTCCTCTCTCGATTGTCTTGGTACCAATACGGTGCTTCGCGCGGATTGTATCGGACTGCAACGAACCCTTTCGGATCAGGCAGGGTGTGCTCGTGGCGGGGCTTGACCTCAAGGTGATCGCATTGCACCCAGGCACACACTGTCTTGTTCTCGCCATTGTGTATGGCCTCGGCTGTCTTTCTTTGATTACACAACTTGCACCCGTACATATCGAGGGTGACATCTTCAGGGTCGTAGTAGTCCACTTGATCGCCATACCGCACCTGCCATCGCTGATAGTTAGGGCCCTTGGCAAGGTGAAATCTAACCTTGTACTTGAGTTCTTTCATGTTACATGAATTGCAATGATCCATAGGACCATAATTATTATGCCCGCCCACCCGAAGGCAACCAGGTCTTCATCATTTTTCACTGCTCTTTGTAGACTTTCGTTGGGTAGAAGATTGGGGGCTCCACTTCATGACACACCCCATTCCTGATAATCTCGGTACCTACTGTTGCATAGTCACCGTTAGGGAGTTTACGCACAGGATGTAGCGCCCACTTCCATGTGTCATCTAGATCATCGAGCCAGATGTTGAGGTCGTGCATGATGCCATCTATGTTCAGGCCAAACCATTGGTCGTCCTCGTCAATCTGATAGGGTTCGGAGTCTGCACCCTTAGAGTACAGACCACGACATGATAGATATAAGTTCATGTTCGTTTGTTGTTGCAAACTTATATGCACAATGTCTACTTCTCCAAATTTATTTTCTGCTTCCGCTCAACAAGCTCTTGGTATATGTGGTCCAAGCTGTCCCGCAGTTTTTCTTTGCCCCCCTTGACACCGAAGTACCTCTTGACATCACCGATCTTCCAGTATCTGTGTGGTTTCATGTCGGCTTTGCAGTAGAGGTTCATGTCCCGCCTGCTGATCAGCAGGTTGTACATGCACTGCTTCATGTCATGCCCATTGACATTGATAATGGGGGCATCGTCGTCGTTAAGTTGCTGCCAAAATGGTGCATTCTTGTCTACTTTATTCAGACCAGGGTTGATTTTGCTCATGGTAGAGTTTGAGTTTTGAGTTGTAGTTGCGGACTGTACCATCTAACATCATGGCTAGGCCTCGGTTTTCTGGTTCATCCTTTAGTTGTTCTGTCAGGCGCTCGACGTGACCCCACAATTCATCAAGGTAGGACTTGGTGATCGTGGTATGATGCGGCGTCGCTTCAGTTTGCACATCATTCATCGTCAACTTATCCCCACCCTTGTATAGATCGCGGGGTGTTACTTGATTGACCTCGAAGCATTGACCTGTGCAACTAGCAGGTCCAGTGGGGTGACCGCATTGGTCACACCCCACGCTTTGTTTTGTTTTACTCATGCGTCTTCTTCTATGTGATGTGAGGTTTCTTGATAGTCGGTCTGCTGATTGAAGAGGTCGCCATCGTCCTCTTGCCTTGCCAAATCCATCGCCTCTTCCTCGCAGTCGGCATACACCTCGGCGGTGTAGTAGCCTGTGGCTCGCCACTCGATAGTGACTTTGTATTTCTTCTGTTCACTCATAGGTGTTGTCTTTCAGGATTTCGAACACCATACGTGGGACGTAGTCCCTGAAGGCGGTGTCCTGCTTTTGTAACCATGTGCTGATGACCTCGGTGTCCTCATGCCTGGAGAACTTGGAGGCCAGCTCACGCATGGGTGGGCCGTCAATGTCTTTGATGTCTTCGCCCCATCGTTTTCGGTCACGCTTGACTTCATCGGAGATAGCTTTGGCACGGAGCCGCACTCGCACTGCTACGTGCTTGTCGAGGTGTTTGGTACGGGTAAGGAAACTCATGCGTAGTAACGATTGATGAGACGCTTCTCTTCCTTCACGTAGCGCTCGTGTAGCTCGCCTTCGCCGAGGGGTTTGTCCTCGTCTTCGTACCCATCCTCGTCCTCGTGGAAGGCAATGGGTTCGTCACGCAGTAGCATGGCGAGGAAGTCCAGCCATTCGGCGTTGTTCTTACTGAGCCTGAGTTGCAAGCGCATCTCTACGATCATCTCAGCGACTTCGCGCTTCTTCATGTCCCCGATACGGTCGAGTTCAGATTGAACGAACTCCTCGTTGAGGGGCTTATCGGGTTTGTTGTAGTGGTAACTCATGTTTGTGGGGTTTCGGGTTGTTCATTTATCTGATGGTATATCCTCCGTGTTCTACGGCAGTGCAGTGAATCGCTCCGCCATCATTGCCTTCGTCATCCCGCATAGGGACTAGGAAGGTTTTGTCGTCGAGAAACAGAACCACTGGCCTATTGTACCAGCCCCATTGATCTGCTTCTTTCTTTGTCATGTAGCGCACCTCAACGATCTTGCGGCCCTTGCGGGCGGCACGCATCTTCTCTGCGTGCTCTTTGTCTGTTCTATTCATAGTCACCATCGGCTATCCAAAACTCCTCGTGCGAGATGTCACCGAGCCCTGGCATCTTGTCGAGCGGGTGCTTGGTGATGTGGTAGTAGATGCGATTGACGTAGTGCCAACCCATAGCGAACAAGGTGCCACCTTCCACATCCAATGCAGTGATGACACGGTTCTCTTCTGCCGCTTTCTTGACCTCCTCGTACTCCTCCCCGTAGGTCTCCCATATGTCACCCTGCGTAGGGTTGACGTGGTTGGGGATGAGTTCGATCTTGTCGAATTGTTCTTCAGTCATGGTACAGTTTGTCGATGTTCTTGATGACGAAGGCAACAGCTTCGTATTCATACTTGGCGTCAGGAAACTCTGACGGCTTACGGGATTTGTCGGCGAGGTCACTCTTGATGACCCTCAGCTCCCGAAGGAGTTTATCTTTCTTCATGCTTCCACAGTCTTGTAGTCCCAATCAATTGGGGTGGATACGCCATGCTTCAAGCTATAGATATTGTCTACGCCTGACTCGTCAAGGAGATACTGTTGCTTGAGTTCTGTCAGGTTCCAAGGCAGATGCAAACAGTGGCGGACAGGTTGGATGCCGATCGACACTGGCTTGTTGTCGTATATTCGGGACGTCAACAACACCCCATAGTCTGCGGGGTCTGCATCATTTTGGACGCACTGCATCAGGGCGTCAGACTCAAGCGCTGGGATATCCATGAAGAGATCAGGGTGTGGGGGCAGAGGCAACCACACCCTCTCTCTATCGAAAGGGATGTAGTAGTACCCATGACGCAGGGAATTGTGCAACATGTCGAAAGTCAGGAGTGACTGTCCGAAGGCAAGGGCTTCGCCGACTGCGCGGGCGATAGCAAGGGTTCGAGGATTCTGTTTCATTGTACTTGTCTTATTGTTTTGAAATTTGTGAGGGTCCGCTCTTCGTATATGCGGCACTGTTGGATTTTGATTTCTGTTCCGTTGTCTAGGTATGCTGTGTTGTCATCAAACTCTAGCCATTCTGTCCATGTCAGCAAGTCATGGGTGTAGCATTCCTCGATGAGGCCATCGTCACTCAAACTGTTGTACTCTTCGCAACCGTTGGCACGGAGGTAGCCAAGGAGCGAGGCTTCGTCGGCGAAGGTCTTATCACCATCATACAAGAAGCCTTGTGACATACCACGTCCTGACCACATGCATTTGCGTGTGTGAATTGGGGTGTATCCTACAATCATTACTCTGTTTCTTTCGGGAGAAAGTATTCTTTCAACTTGTCGAGTGACTTAGCACACTGCTTCAGGTCTTCGCTCGGCACAGACATCAGCACGTTGTGCATATTCAGGTGTTGCTTCAGTGAGTGATAGGCTGTCATGAAGTGGTCTTCAGCTTCTCTCTTGTTCATTGTCCGATGTGTTCATTGATGTGCATGATGGCCTGTTGGATGTTGCCGATTAGCGTCCGCACTTTACTCGCGGAGAGGTAGGCGCCTTCAGGTTGTGCGTACTCAGCAAGGTGTTCAGCATCCTCATCGATACTGCGGAGCAGCTCCTTGATGGTCATGTCATGGAGCATGGGTTGGAAATCGCACGCAGGTGGTGGGACAGGTGGCAACTCATCGATCCTGCGCTGGAAGTAGGCGGCCTTGTCAGCAAGGCGTGGGTTGTCCTCCCACCCTGCGGTGGCGTAGATTTCTGCGAGGCGTTGCGCGAAGTAATCACGCTTGGGGAGTCTAGGTTTACTCATTTGTTTGGGGGTTATATGATGAATATGTCGTCGTGAAAATATGATACCTCCTGTGGGGGGATACCCTTATATACATTGATACGGGTTGGGTCTCCTTCTTTGATTTCGTAGTAGCCAAAGTCATATTCTTCGTCGCCTAGCCAATCGACCCTGCCATGCAACGTCACCCCCCATGGTTTGAAGTAGGTGACACACAGGTAGTGTAGCCATGCGCCATGCTCATAATGCTTGCCATCCAAGGCCATGAGGTAGTGGGGATCGCCGTTGTCTCGCTCGACACGCCAATCACACCACAGTGAAGGTTGACCTTCAGGTGGTTCGTTAGTGTCGTCAGGTCGGCACCTGCGAGTGTTGACGAATTCATTGAACTGCCTAGCCTCGTCGTCAGTCAGGTTGCGAGAGAGCTTGAGTTTCCCTGTGAATGTGGTATAGTATCCCATATCAGTAGTGGTTGTTGATTTTGATGTCGGTGGCACCCTTACCCGTGATGCCTGAGCACAGCCCGCACTTGGCACAGGTCGTGAGTGAAAGTTCCTTGGAGGCAGGGCATTGCACAGCCTTGGAGGTGTCATCGGGTTCGACGCAGATGAAAGACCGCCACCCCGTGATGGATGCGGCATCCTTGTCAGAGTGAGCCGATGCCATGAAGAAAGCCTTGTATGCTTGCGCCCACTGCTTGCGAGCCTGGTGTGTGTACCCCGTCCACTTGACCTCAGAACGTTTGGACAGGACGATGTCACCGACGAGTCCGATGTCGAGCAGGGATGGCTCACCGTATGTGCCGAAGCGTATGTAGTCGGCACGCTCTGCCATCTTCATGATGTCAGCACGTTGGACGGCATCGATACCCTCGTAAATCTCCTCATTGCACACGGACTTGAGCATGGACAGGAAGCCCGAATACTGCCACAACTTGTGGGTGTAGCACTTGCCGTTGCCGCTGTTGTTGGAGAGCGGGCAGTCGAGGCAGTTGGCGGCGTCGAGATCGAAGAACTGCTTCATACTGAACTTGCGCTTGCCGTCGAGGTGTGACCGCACAAGGGCAAGCTGTCGCAGGTCGAAGTGGTACGTCTGCAGGACTTGCATCCAAGGCTCTGCAATCTTGTCGTTGGTGGTCTTGCCGAGGCGGACGACGTGCAGTACGTCACCGTCGTGCCACGCGACACGGTTAACTTTCTTGGGCATCGTTTCTCATATTGCGTTTCTTTTCTCTCATATCTTGTGCGGTGTTGTACATCGTGCTGAGGCACTTGATACCTGCCACCTCGATCTTCTCATCGGTGCCACGCTTACTGCAGTACCGAGACCACTTATTTACGTTCCACGCGTGAGTGGCTGGGTCATCTAACATCCCCGCCACGAAGGAGTGCAGCATATGTTCACTGCCCACCAATCGCATAACGGGGGAGAATTCCTCTTTGCATTCTTCAAGGATGGCAAGGCCTTGTGCTCGTAACATTTTTGCATTCATAATCCAAGCTGTCTGTTCAGGTGCGTAATCATTCTGTCTTTGCTCAACTGCTTTGCAGTCCAACAATAGTATCCGACCTCGCAATTCCGTGGACCCAACCACGGCAGTTCAGGTGCAGTCTCAAACTGATGCTGACTGATGTCCTGTAGTGCTACTCTACGCGCAAGGGCGAGACCGCCTCGATTGTTGCGGTCTCTCTTGTGTAGGCTATGGTGCCAAGGGGGTTTCATATGCATACTATGGGAGGTTTTTGTTGATGTTTTCTACGTCATCGTGGTCGTACCATTCGGGGAATTGGATGCCGCTACGCCAACGCTCCATCAGCGTGTCGAAGATGGAATCTTGAAAGTTGAACTCGTAGGGGTCATCGGTGTCCGTGCAGTCAGGCACGAGGCCTGCATCCACTAATTTGTCGACGATGTTGATGGCGATGTCCCTGACATCGTCGATAGTGAATCCCGTAGGGACTGGGTGTGTGGGTTTGTTGTCCATAAGGGGGTTATATGCATAGGTCAGAGAGGGACTTGTGGTCGTCGTGTGTGACGATGATGTGGTCGAGGCAGGGGAGGTCAAGCACCTTGCCCGCCTTTACCAAGTCTGTTGTTATACTCCTGTCCGCAAGACTTGGACTCGCCACGCCGCTTGGGTGGTTGTGTGCCATAACGAATCCTGAGCAGTGGTCGAGCAAGAGCCTACTGAAGATTAGCTTGGGGTCGAAGATGCACGACGCCGTACCGCCTGACGCAAGGCGGAACACTGTACGTATCTTATTGGCTCGTGATAGCCCGATGATGACACCGACTTCGCGCACCTCCATATCGTCACCAATCGCTTCGCGGATGGTTTGTAGGACGTGAATGTCTTGCGTGACGCGAGCGCCGTCATTGTGCTTGCGCTTGTAGGTCAGGCATAGTTCGCCTGCCTTGAAGATTGATTCTATTTCATTCATAGTCGTGGTATTTACCCGTACCGCGACACTCGCGGCAGGTTTGGTAGTCTGGTTGGTCGTGGCGTGAGTAGTCTACGACTTCACCTGATCCACCGCACGCATCGCACGGGGATCCGTAGTCATCGTCGTCTTCGACGTACTCGCAATGCTCTTTGCATTCAGGGCAGATGCCGATGTCGTCGGATGTTTCGACAGGTGGTGCTCCACAGCAGTCGCTTACTTTAGCCATTAGCTGTTCAGTTTGAATGCTCGGTTAAGGAAGTCGGAGGTCATAGGGCGCTTGCATTGCTCCTCTCGCACCCACTTGAGGATGTCCCTGCACCGCCAATACTCATCGAAGTGCTCCTTCTTGCGGGCGATGCTCTTGATGCGGTCGCGGAGGCGTTGCTCGATAGTGTACAATTGTGTGTCGTCGTAGTACGAGATGAGTTCTCGTAGTTCTTTCTCGGTGGCCTTGGTGGTAGGCTTCGACCGTAGCTCGGCGATGCGAGCGTCTATCTCTTCGCTTGTCATTTACTTGCTGAATTGAATGTATCCGAGCAGGGCGATGATTGCCCCGCCGCTAATTCCGATGAGGTACACCGCCTGTGTGTCTGGGTGTAGTTCGTTGGGGTGTGCGAGTCCGAAGAACATCCCCATCAGTAGGCAGTAGCACCCAACGATTGCGAGGAAGCACGCTTCACTTAGCTTGTCTCTGTACATCTTAGCTGAGTTTGATGATGAGTTCGCCGCGTCCGTTAGTCCTGGTCTTGACACCTTTGTGCTTTGCCCATCGCTTGATTTCGTTGGGTAGGACGTGTTGCGGCGCACAGGCTTTGCGCTTGCCCCGCTTGTAGCGTGGCGTTCGGTCTTGCAGGTCGGCGAGGCTAATCTTGCCAACGCACTTGACCTTGGCTTGCTTGGTCATATGGGGGGTGCTCCACACGGATGTGGTAGCACGCCCCCCCTTGGTATTGAACTTGTTCATCGTGTCAGAACTTGATGGGTTGAGCGAATTGGTGCGTGAGTCGGAAGGATGCCATCAGGACGTCCTTGCCTTCGCCGCTTGCCAACTTCTTGAGGGTGAGACGGTATTGACATACCGCAGAGGACGTGTAGTCCGTGGTGGTCATCGCGAGCTTGTCGTTCATATCGTCGCCGTAGTAGACGCGGATGTCCAACTTGCCCGTGTTTGAGAAAGCGCACGGGAGGTTTTTCCCGTACTTCTTCTTGTACTTCTCCTGCTCGTCGATCTGTGCTTGTGCAAACTGTTGCACCGCGACTGCAGTCTTGAACAGAAGGTCTTGCTCGGAACGTACTGTACGAATGTTCTGCAACTTGGTGGCAGACACGCGGAGCGTTCCGTCAGACTTGTACTGCGTGAGTTGTACACGCATCATTTTGGGTGTGGTCTTGACTTGGGTCATGACTATTGAATTGAAGGGTTAGTGACTCACCATTGAGTCGTGCGTAGTGTGGACTCGAACCACACACGTTGAACGTGGTTCCATACCTACGCGCCCTCAATTAGTGCACGCGCTTAACAACTGCCCGAAGTTGTGTATGTCGCAGGTCCCCGCGTGTCGTCGTGGCATTGGTGAGGGTTACCAACGCTCTGACATTAATCGCTACTGTATCCGCATACTTGCGCTCCACATATTACCGCCTACCTACACGCGCAACTTGCGCCCCGCGTGTATTCGATGTGCGCTACTTGCGCACAATTCGCGTTCTCCCTGTGGATGGGTTACTTCAGCACGGTCAATGTAGCCCCGTGTAATAAGGGGGGCACTACATACCGCACCGTCTACGCTACCTATTAAGGTAGTTTGTAGACGTTCCGTGACTCATTATTTAAGTTCCCTGTATTGGGTAGGGTCAACCTTTGCACGGTGGATATATTCCGTGTTCGACTTTTCCGTGTGTGCTTCTATACTTTCGCTCCCGTTATCCGTCGGGGACTACTTGACACACAAAGGTTAGAAGGTAGGGCATTTGCCGTTGTTCTAACGTCGTAGGCTAATGAGACACTATGTACGCACCTGATGGTGTCGTATCGTTCGCCGCTATATAGGAGCCTTTGCCCCGTCGACGTCTGACGCCGTCAAAGTTAGTGACGTGTTTTCGACAATACCAAAAAAAAACTGATAATGTCGATAGAGAGTTGGTCGAATTTGCTAACTCATTGAAAATCAGCACCCATTCACTGCGATATTTTCGATGAACGAATGTATAATATCGATGTGCCCCCGTTGGTTAGTTTGTTGTTAGTATTTGGAATAAACGCAATATCAACACAAAGGAATTGAAATAGTAATACAAACAATGCCCAGACCTATCGGTAGTGGGGGGAATAGACAATGGAACGGGGGGCGGTATTGTACACGGTTTCTTTCGGTCAATGCAATGAATGGCAACACAAAAGGGGGCGCCGCAAAGTTGTAAGTCGCTGATAATCAGGGGGATAGTACTGTTACTATTGCAATTAAAAAGCTGAAAAGTCCTGGAAATACAAATACTAACACAAAACGCCACCAAGTCGAGTCGGTTTCGGTCGCCGCCGCCAACGCCGCGTAAATTATATAATCCCCGATCTCTGTTGTTCAAACCTTTTTTCTCACCCCTTCTTCGGTATTTACTTCAAAAGCTGTTTTCTTGTGCCCTCCTGGTGGATTTCCCCTCTGAATTCTCTCGACGAGTTTTGTACAGTTGGGAAGTTGTAGAAAAAAAAGAGAGGAATGTGCCATAGTTTTAGACAATTGTCTATTTCCCTTGTTCATACTACGTCTATATCCCAGGATTTTGTCTGTTGTGCGTCTATTACAGAGGGGGATTTGACAATGTCAATTTTTTGGTGTAACTTTGACTTAGAGAGACGGATAAATGGGGAGGTTGACACAGTGAACCTACGAAATTTGGGTGGCTCTTTTGGTGAATACGGGTCACTTGTGCACTGACCTGAACTGATTCCTTGGTGTTCGAGGCAGTGGTAAGGATTATTATCTTTACTACATGAAAATCAAGAAGTTGCAAGACGGGGGTTACCCTACAAATGTCAGGGAGTTGCTTGATGCTCTCAGCTACGATCTCCGCCCCTCTACCATTGCACCTACATCGCAAGATGAGGACATCCGCACTAACCAAATGCGCAGGACGACACCCCCAGAACCTGCGCGTCCTGACTTGCGTAACTACACCCCACCCACACAAAGGTCAATTGGTGGGGGTCAAAGGTTCTATAGCGCAGAAGAACAGCGTCAACGCGAGTTTATGCGCCCTGGGGGGACTGCAGACCAGATGAAATCGCAGATGGGGGAGTTTGCTGCAGGTATGACGCCAATACTAGGGGACCTGATGGAGGCAGGGTACATCGGTCGCGATGCCTACAACCAGGATTATGATGCAGCAGGACTAGGGGCACTGCTTGCACTGCTCCCTGGGGCTATGGGTCGGTATGGCGCTGATGCGTACAAGGCTATCAGAGGACGTGTCCTCCCCACCCCGACGGAAAGTCAGTTGAGTGGTATGTACCGTCAAAACTCCCCTACTGCCAACCTAAACACCGACTTGAAGGCTGGTGCTGATAGGCAAGGGATTGCTAGGCCAATAGATAACCTCGCAACAAGCAACATTGCAAATATGCAACGGAAACAAGTTTCTATGTTGTTTGATGACACTCTCGATCCTGCAATCCAGCAGCCCCTCATTGATGAGATGATTGAAGATGGGATGTTGAAGCCAGGGGCTACTCTACAAGATGCACGCGACCTAGTCAACAAGGAGATCAACAATGTGGAGATGATGTATGGGTATGGACATGGTTATGGGTATGTGGATGGTAGCGAGGAACCCTTTACGGTAATGGGGTATGGTGAGATGTATCCTTTGAGTGATCGAGAGATCGTCAGCGCAGCAAGCCGCCGTGGCGGGATGCCGTTGGAGGAGTCTCTACGTCGTGGCAATTTGGCTGCTAGTGACGTGCTACAGGATTTACAAAAACAAATTGATGAGCTAGAGTTCGATGCTATCAATGGGCCTCTTGCAGATCGCGCAACTGCTAAAGCAAAGCTTGATGCACTAAAGTCCGAAAGGGAGGATATAGTTAGGGCGGCAGTGCAATATACGGATGACATGGACGATGCAGCTGTGGTTCGGATGGCGCTACAGGCCGTTCAGGATTTCCGTAACCAATATGGCCGTATGCCAAGTGACAACTACATGCGCGATATGATTGATCGCATCAACCAGCTTCGCGTGGGCCTATCCCCTGAAGACTTAGCTTCACCAACTATGCGTAACGAATACGGTGGTAAAATCCCATACAAGATTAAGAAGAAGTAATGCTGAGTAAGAGTAGGCGAAAGGGGACGCAAATAAAAAAGAAGCGAATCCCTAAGTACAACGACGGTGGTCGCCCAACGAATGTTACAGAGCTACTTGATTACTTAGATAGGTATCAGGGTCAAACAATGATCCCGACTTCTGATCCGTACAATCTACCAGTAACTCAGGTCAACCTCCCTGCAGCTGAGGTCATCACAGACAGGTCAGATCCAACTTACGTCAACGCTATGCTGCCTGAGCGTATCGCCAGGACAGAAGGGGATTTGGCTGCAGTGTATCGCAACCTGGGGAGCCAAGGTGTGACTGACTACCTGGATATGACCCAGGGGGTAGTCGACGCACAGAACAGAGGGTATGAGGCTATCGAGCTTCCCTTGTACTTCACTCCTTTTGGGACCCCAGCACTGATCAATCGCATGCTGGCTGATGGGGTGGATGCCGACGATCTACCCAGTATAGTGGCAGCAGCTTCGAGTGCAGCAATGCGTAAGATGCCGAGTGGTCCTGCTGTTGGCGGGGTGCTGCGTGAGGGGGCTGAAGATGTACGCAACTTCTTCCGTCGTATGATGGGGAAGGACCCTAAGTACACGGCCCGAACGTCCGATATCGTAGACCAGCCTGGACGTATGGCAAGTGAGATGGAAAGATTCGCTTCTGGCTTGACACCTGAAGGGGCTCGCAGAATGGATATGCTGGGACGCCGACCGTCCTCCTCTGGTATGTTCTCTGCAGCGGAAGAGGCAGCGGTAGAAGCCGAAATCCTTACTGGAGAGGAGGCTGTCCTGGGGCGAAGGGGTTTGCCAGGATCTCCAGAGATGGCCCGCATCGAGGGGCAAAACATAAGCTTCAGGCGTAACCAAAATCAGGGCCAAGAAATGGCACGCGAAGCGGCCAGTAAGATGCCGTACAAAGTGCTTCGGGACATGACCGAAGCAGATTATCAGGCTCTTGCTCCATCTGGAGATGAGCATCGCGCGACTGCATTTATCAATGAGCTAGGCAAAATACAGCATCGTCAGCATGCTGATGTTTACGGAAACACAACTCAACCTGTTCAGCAGATTCCTGCTTTGATGATTGGGGGCGATTTGGAGAAGCGTGCGAATAAACAGGGGATGATTCCGAAGGACCAGCTCGCCCAGTTCCTGGAGAAAGGGGGGTTGAGTACGTTTGACAAAGCTGTATTGGAACAAGCCATGATGGAGCTAGGTACGGTACCTGGCAAAAAGGGTAAGGAGTTTTACAACCTCCGCGACCTGCGCAACTTCGCCGCAGCAAATTTGCAGGAGCGCTTCTCTCTTGATGAAACAGACAGTTATACTGACTACGGCACAGGAAATCTTCGAGGTCCCAAAAACGAAATTCAGAGTATTGGAACTAAATTGATAGTCGCCAATCGGGAAAGTGAAATAGGCAAGAGCTACATTGGTGCAAGCTCTGGACATTGGAGAGAAATTTCACCAGACATTGTCGCTCACTACCGAGGGTTTGTACGAGGTGGCAACTTGGCTGATACAAGAACCCTGTACATCTCAGAGATGCAGTCAGATGTCGCTCAAAGCGGCAGGTTCCTCAAAGATTCTTATGACTACGTCAAAGACTTCCCTCAGGATATTATGCGACAGGCTCCAGATGAAAACGGAGTTATGCGGTATACGTATCAGTTCCCAGATGACGCCTATGATAGTGCCCGACGCTATGCATTCCGTAATCTACCTGAAGCCCGCAACCCGCACGAGCTCTTCTTTAATATGCCTGTAGAATTTGATATCGAGGCCACAGCACCGAGTGGATACGATGATGTCATGGAGCAGATAAAGGACGTACTGGGTGATGGTGTGATTACCCCAGAGAACGAGTTCTTGTACGACGTCAATTACTGGATGGGTTTGCAGGGGCAAGTCAGAGACCTGTACAGAACATATCGGGATCTAAATAAGAACAGCAAGGGGATAGCTCGCAGGTTCTACCAAGAAGCAATAAAAGTGTGGCAGGATGGTCACCCAGGCCTTGAGCTTGAGTGGCTCGATTCTACTAGTCCTGACCTCAGTAACATAGCTATTGATATGGAGATAGCCATCGAAGACATTATAGAGGCGTTGCAAAAAAATGATGTCAATCCACCTGGCACTTTTACAAACGCCTACATCCAATCTTCATATGATCAGAGCCTGGAGGTCTTGAAGGATCTACTAGAGAGGCAGCAGGGTTATGACGCGGAGATGGCCATGGTCTTTCACGACGGGACATATCGTGATATGGAAATTGGTAGTGAGTACCCTGCCCAGGATGAAAAAATCCAGAGTCACTTCGTTAAGAACCAGGACGAGTTTCTACTTAGCCAGATCATTCAACAGAATAGTCAGTATAAGGCAATTAGATTCCCGACAGGACAAACGACAGGAATCATACAGGGTTTCTTTAGAAGCCCCGTAAGGTTCGAGCAGGAGATCCAGAGAACCAGAGAATCCATCGAGCACCTAAGAGGGGACGTCACAAGAGCCAATAACCTAATCGACAATCCGGAGGGGGGTATTGAAGGTTTTAAGTCTGTGTTTCAAGATGGATCTACGACTTACTTTGGAGATCAAATTGATGCTCTAGGCCCAGTCACTCAGGAGCTTCTTTTTGGAACTAAGATCGTGGGTGACTCTGGAAAACCACGATTTACAGATATCGAAGGCTACACACAACGCACTCCCGATGGCGCTACAATGGCCGACCCAGTTCTGGATCGGGTGGTGTATTATCCTGGCAATACTGAGTCAGCCATTTATGAAGGCAAGGTGTCTCCTCAAATGCAGAAGGATGTACACTTGTACAACTTCATGACGTTTGTAAATGCATTCCAACAGGGTCGTGTCAGAACCAACATTGCGGATCTCCGTGCTCAAGAGTTTAGAGAAGCAGCCGAATACGTAGCGAGCACCTTACCTAGGGAGCCAGGCCGATTGCACAGTAATGTCAATTACGTAATGCAAATCTATGCTGTGGATCCTAAATACCCTGGAACTGGCCAGGATATGCTTGGCAAGTATGAGCGGTTCAAGGGCTCTTCAGACATGGACCTAATAATCGATACCCTAATCGATCGTGTGGAGAGCTTTGCGAATTCGAACCCTCATGATTTTACTGGAATCCCACAAATCCCTAGGCTTGAGGCAGAAGCATATCTAAATGGCGACTTCCTTGAGCACCCAGCGTATAAGCTGTACATAGATGCTAATGATCCTGGTGGGCTGCTATTCCAGAAAAAAGTGATAGATGAGTTCTCTAGCCACTTGGCCTATAAGGGGCATTTCAATCCTTGGAAGTTTGGCGACGAGCTCAACTTCTCTGTGGGAGACTTGGTTTACCACTACATCGAAAACTATGGTATCATGCCCTCGAACTCGGCGAGTCAGATTGCCAAGAATCAAAAGGCAAAGCAGCTGACGGAACTGACGTTCGGTGAGGGTAGTCATAGGAGCCTGGGATGGAATTCTGGGTTTGGGGGTGGTTACGGTGAGTCGCAGAAATTGATTTTTATGCCTATTGCGCAGACTCCTGGCGGTCCGCAACGGGCAGGAGCAATGATCCAAGAACTTGGTTATATGGTTACCGAGTCCGAACTCCAGGATTTCCTAGCTCAAAAAGCAGTAGAGCTGAATAAGTTGGGTGGGGCCATTGGTGATAACGCAGCTAGTATTCGAGGTTTAATTAGTTTCCGAACCGGAATTGAAAACTTAGGGTATTCTTTGAAAAGAGGCGCTATTTCCCATGGTGATATCGGATCGCAACAGACGCACCTTCAGTCACAGGAGGACCAGTTGCGAGCTATTCTAAATGGTGAGGGTATACGGGACGATCTGAAGACGGTCATGAACAGTTATGATCGCCTACCTAAGATTGCTAAAAAGATGGGTTACAATCTAAAGCCAGTCACTGACCAGCACGGAAATGAATGGTTCGAGCTCAAGGTACCTAAGTCCATGCAGCGGGGGGAAGGCGAAGTACGAGGCTATAAGTATGGTGGTAGGGTGAGAGTAAAGAAGCGCAAACCTATGAAAGTAATCAAGCGATGAACAGAGAAGAAGAGTGGGATGCCCCAACATTCCTAGACAAGAAGAAGCTCCAGGAGACGGCAGAGAAGCTGAAGAGTGGGGAGATCACCTGCAACCTGGACTCCCCAGAGGATTGCGAAAGCTGTTCAGGATGAGACTAAAGAAATATGAACACGGAGGCAGGCATGGAAACTGGCCACCAGAAGGTGCTGAGGATGCCTTCCCTACGTCTGTAGCTACTAGGCAAGATAGTCTAGATGCATATTATGCGGCTGAACATCTGAACACCGTCCTAAATATGTGGGAGTACACAACGTCTGCAAATACAGATCCTGGGACACTCTACAAGATGGCACAACATCTAAGAAGGGCTAGAGGCAACTATTCGGATGCGGAAAAAAAAGAGTACGAAGATGCTCTTGTTAATTTTGATGCAGCCTATAAAGCTTCTGGTAGGATACCAACAATAGATGACTATTATGGGATATTCAACAATACGACTGAGGGAGACGTAACGAGAGTAAGGGAGATGACTACTGGAGTTATAAATCCTAGACTTGGCCTTGGGTATTATGACACTGGGATTCAACCGCAAGGATTAATTACTGGAGAATCCGACATAGCCCCTGTTGTAGACCCCATGGTGCATCGAGAAATTATGCCTTCATGGGAGAAAGAGACCACTGATCAATATGATATTATAGAATTCCCTTACTACGATCCTCTAGCTGTAAAACCCTATGACCTCCTCACGGAAGAAGAAAAGAAGCAGCGTAGGGAAAAGTATGGTCCCGAACCCTGGGAGGAAAAGAAGAAAGAGAAATTTAAAGTTGTAAAGCGGGATCCTCCTCCGAAACCCGAACCCGAACCTGAGCCAGATCCTGCCCCCAAACCAGCCCCGACTCCTGAACGTAAGGTTAGAGTGGTCAAGGCGCCCACTGGCAGGCAGCCAGAATATTTATTCAAGGCCGCAAATACTGGAGCTAGGGGGAGCACTAGGACAGGCCAGGTCCCTTACGCCATTAAAGAGTGGGACGACAAAAGAAAACAGTGGAGGGTCAGAGACCTTGGTGAAGAGGAGATTCAAAAGTATCGAGACAAATACGAGATTGAGTCATGACTTTAGTAATAGCAATTCTGGTTGGTATGGCACTGCTTACTGCGTACACCCTGTCTAAGGTAGAAGATTAATATGGTTATATTTGTACAATGGCAGTCCTAACGGTAAAACTATACGAGGAGCTTGAGCTGAATGGCAGGGAACGCGGGAGTGAAGTTTCTATTGATGTGGCAAACATCACAGAGACATTCCATCGGATCATGGACATTGGCACAGCCGCTTCTCAGACGATCCTTCAGATGGACGCTACGGCAGCAAACGCAGCTGGAGGGACGCTTTTGACTACGAACGTAGCATACTTCCGCATCACTAACCTGGATGCTACGAACTATGTGGCGATCACAATCCAGAATGATAGCACAGAGGAATACATGGTAAAGCTTGACGCAGGCGAGAGCTACGTCTTGTTTAACAGTAAACTCGACGCCAATGCTGCTGGCGATGCAAGTGCAGCGGCTGGTAATCTCACAGACATAGATAACATCCTAGCACAGGCAAACACAGCGTCTTGCCAGGTCGAGGTATTTGCAGCACTGACATGAATATTACTTACTCTGACGGGGGTCCACGTCGTCAACTTCGCAAACAGCAGCGAGAGACTAGAAGGGCTCAGCGTCGTTTTATGAAAGACTCTCGGAGAGAAGCCAGGCGTTCGGACAGGGAGGGCCGCGACGTGGAGTCTCCTCTTCGTTACGGTGGTGGCGGAATGTACTACGCTGACGGAGGTATGATGGGGGGTGATCCCCGACGCATGGCTATGGGGAGGGATCCTCAGACTACCGACAATTTCTTTGCTCAGAAGGGTATTGAAGCAGAGCTTCGTAAGATGGCCCGCCAGGAGCGCCGCGCTGCAAACCGTGAAGGGCGCCAAACAGGCATGTTCCCCGCAGAGCCGCAGGAGGTAGATTTCTTGTTGGAGGGTCTGGGCAATGATCGCTTTGAGCGCGAGCGGATGGTGAACAAGGGTTTCATGAATGAGTCTGCTCGTATGCTGGCTCGTCAGGCCCTGGCTGGACTGTTGGGGTATGGGATCTCACAGTACAGCAAGACGCCTAAGACAGTGCAGCGTCCGATCGGAGCGTCTGGTCAGACCTATGATGTTGACCTCAATGCTCTGCAGCGTCTTGGTATGATGTTGGGATTGGGGCCAGACTGATGAAAGTACGCAAGTATGACGATGGCGGTGTGTTTCGCAGAATAAAGAAACAGCGTAGAAACGTAGCACCATCAAACCCTAGGTTCTTACCCTCCTCGCAGATGGAGGGGGAAATGGAGGAGGAGGAAGAAGAAGAGGAAGAAGAGGAGGCTCCCCGCCCTAAGGTTGTAAATCGAAATTCTCTTATGCGTAGGGTAAAACAGAGCGTAAGCCAGAAGAGGAATAAAGCGAAGGGGAGGAAAACGTCATTGTCTTGTCGAAACCCTAACTGTTGATGCCCAATAAGTTTTATCACAATCCTAGACTGAAGAGATATGAGCGACTTAAAAAAGATGCAGCTGGAGGTAGTAAGGTTCAGTTCGGAAGTGGACTCGACCAACGGAGCATTGTTCGACATATCAAACGGCACCAGGACTTTCCTGTGCTACACTCTGGAAGACGAGCATCGTGATGAAAAGGTCAAAGGCGAAACCCGCATCCCAGCTGGGGAATACTCAATTTCTCTTCGGAGGGTTGGTGGCTTCCACAAGAAATATGCTAGTCGATTTCCTACTGTTCACAAAGGAATGCTGTGGGTTCGTGATGTACCTGGCTTTGAGTATATTCTCATTCATTGCGGCAACACTGATGAGGATACTGCTGGATGTCTGTTGCTGGGCGATACACAAGAGAATAATCAAATAAAAAAGAATGGTTTTGTTGGCCACAGCACTCGCGCTTATTTCCGCGTATACCCTTACATACTTGCTGCTCTGGAGAGAAAGGAAGAGGTGACGATCAAGTACACTGACTTTGACACAGCTTATTGATTATTCTTTATATTTGTGCCATGTTAGATTTTATCATCGAAAACTGGGGTGCGCTGCTTCTCGGAGCTATGGCTTTTATTAAGGTCGTGGTCAACATCACCCCGACGGAGACTGACAATCAAGTATTTGGATGGTTTGACACCCTCATAAATATGATTGTGTCAGACCGTATTAAGAAGCAGTAATGCCAAGCCTCGGCCTTGGTGCGAGTTTGGATCGTGGAGGAGCGGTTCCAGAAGTAGTAAGTCCATACACGACGTTCAGGACGTGGGAAAACGACGCTAATCTCATAAGTGCTACTTTAGGCTTCCGACCGAATTCTTGGTCGACAACTCAACCTTCGCTAAGTTTTGAAACGGCTGCTTTGGATGGCGAGACGGACTACGCGAAGCTCGTGGTAAACGCAACCCAGACAGATACGTGTCAGTGGCGGGCCCCTAGTAGTGCTTTGGTGCCTGACGGCGGCAGCACCTTCATCAACTTTGCAGACTATACCAAGTGGAGGGTGCAAGCCAAGTTGTACTGCATTCTTGACTCCAGTAGAACTCAGATTACATTCACTACTTCCTTTGGGACTACAGAGCAGGATAAATTCCAAACTACGCTGCAGGACCAAACTTGGACCACCATTGACGTAAGCGGGGAGACGATAGGTATGTTTAGTTCATTCTTCTACCTGTACGAGTGGGATCGGTTTTTCAACTTCCCTATAGCTGGAGAGTCTTATTATATGAAAGACGTCAAGTTGTCTTTGGGCTAAGCTCGTTGTAGAACCGCTGCACCATAAGCCTAGCCTTTTGCGTTAAGGCGTATCGCACCCTGTAGTTGTACTTGGTCTCTTCTCTGAAGAGGTGATCCTCCCTGACATCGGAGGGGGTAAGCTTATCAAACACTTTGTGTATGTACCCTTCTCTCTGCAGGGGGTATACGATGGTGTCCTCCAATTTCTTTTTGCTGTACCCATACTCTTCCTGAGCGTACTTGAGAGTCCAGAACTCCAGGTCGTATGCCCACAGTAAAAAGTACATCTCTTTTTGAAATAGATCGTACTTGTCCTGGAAGCGTAACAGACTGGACCTCAGGTTCTTGAGGTGGTTCTTGTTTACGTATCTTTGTTGTAATCGAGAATGCTCTCGAAATATCTTTTTTTTGGAAGCTGGCATGGACGATCTGACGCGAAAGGAGTTGTTTCTAGTGGAGATGCAGAAGGTTCACAAGATAGTGGATATGCTGGTGAATAAGTATGACCTGCAAGGGCAGGTGATCAACGTGATGCTCACTGGCATGTTGTCTACAGATGAATTTGATGACCCAGTTTTGAAAGCGGTGTTCTCTCTAGATGTAGAGAGCGAGGATGTTTTGGATGAGGTGTTCGATTTTTTGCGGTTCTCGTATGTCTTCCCTGCAGAGGAGGATGTTGAATTCGATAGTGAAAACTGGTACAAAGAGATCATAGATGGTCTTAACGAGCAAGACGGGTTTGACCCATCTTGCAATTGATGAATGGAATAATCAGAAAAATCATAATCGGTCCGAACCCAAAGGACGCGATGGCATATTACCTAGGTATGCGCGTAGGTGATGGGAGTGTATCGACGATCGTCTTAGACGAGGAGCATCTGCATAGGTATGGTCGCAGTAGGTACTTAATCTACATCGGTGTCGATGGGGGTCAGTCTCTCTGGAAGGCGATCGATGGTCTCCCGTGTTTACTTGAGTTTGATTTGAATTTCTAATGGATATGCTGCATTACTTTGTGGTGAAGCTAGACAAGCTGCTGCAAGACGAGATTAAGCTGGGTGACCAGAATATCTACATGGAGACTAAGTTCAACGAGTTTGAACATAGGGTGTGTGAAGGGGAGGTGGTGTCGGTACCGAAGAAGTACGACACCCCTGTCAAAGTAGGGGACACATTGTACTTCCATCATTTGGTGGTCATCAATGGGGGGATGCCTTTTGCAGACAGGGAGGGGGAGTACTTGGTAAGCTACGATCCTGATGTCACCATCAACTGCCATGCTTTTGCGTACACCCCGAAAGGTGAGGATGATGTCATACCATTGTCTATGTGGTCTATCCTTCGCCCACACCAGGAGGAGATAGTGGATCGCACGCAGCTGTGGACAGAGGTGCGACTAAAGGATGCTGATCCAGATCGTGGAGTTCTTGCGTATCGAACGTATATGCACAAGGACCTGGGGATTGAAGAGGGTGATGTGGTTGTTTTCCCTAGCAAGCTGCGTTACGATTTTAAGGTCAACGACGAGACGATGTACCGAGTACGAACCGAAGACTTACTGTATGTCCAGAAAGCAATTCACCACGATTGATGCTGCTCGTCGGTTGATGGCTTCTATGGAGGTAGCTATCAACAATATGATTGAGGAAATCAAAAAGCCTGTAGACAAGGAGATCAATGGTAGCGCTAGAAAGGCTGAGCTTCAGTCTATTAAGCAGACGGCTATAGATTGTAAAGAACTTCTTGTTGAAAGACAGCGGCTGGAGCAGATGATGAAAGATCTTACTTTGAGCGGAACCATGACAGAGGATAAGGATTACTCTGGTGGTTTTGCAGAAAGATTTTCAAAATGAGTTGGCAAGCAAAAGGTTGGGATAAACTGATGATGTCCCTGGAAGACAATGAGTGCATCACCTGGGATGGATTCGAAGACGCTCTTATAGGTATCACTGTGGGCATTGAGCCTGTTGCGGTGTATGACCATGACAGGATGGTCGAGGTCTGCATGAAGCGGGATGAGATGAGTCAGGAGGAGGCGCTAGAGTATATCTCATTCAATACTACTGGGGGGTATCTAGGCCCAAAGACCCCAATAGCTATAGAGGTAGATTCTGAAAGACAGAACAAGCCAATATGAGGAGCGTCTGTTTCTTCATGGTGTACCACGGACGCCCCGCATTGACTAAGATGGCATTGGATGATATGCAGGGGGCGATGCAGTTTTTCAGTTACGATGGTCACGATGTTGTAGGGTTAGCTATAGGGGAAAGCTACGATGTAGCACAATTCTGTGCGTCACGCGGTATCCAGCACGAGATGTTTGCTAATGACCCTGTATCCAACAAGTTCTCCTATGCGTGGCTACGTGCTATCCAGATGGGGTGCGACTACATTGCTTGGTGGGGGAGTAACAATGTGCATGGGGCAGGTTATCTAGTGGAGTGCGCTGGGGTTTTAGAGGGTAAGAAGGTGGCGACCTTTGGCACCAAGAACTGTGTTATCATGAGCGCCATGCCAGGCGAAGAAGACACCTGCGTATTCACACCAAGGAATCACTATCTGATTAGCTCTGGCCAGTTCTTCTTGACCCACAGTTTGAGACACTCAGTGAATCCCCTCACGATTTATGATTCTGATCAGACGTTTAATTTCGATGGTAAGGTTATCGATGCCATGGTAGATAAGTGGGGGGAGGACATTATTGAGAACGTCAGCTTCGACGAGGAGGATTGTATTGACGTAAAAAACGGCGTCAACATACACAGCTATTCATCGTATATGGAGGTCGCTGCCTATCCACGGTATCTAAGCAGAGAGGTAATCCGCCACCGTCACCCAAGCTTGGACCTATATTTAGACGGGCATTTTGGTTAATGCTAGTTAAGGTAGAGGGATATGATGAACAGGGCGTGGCGATTTGTGCCAACGGTACGCTGGGCGACCACATCGAGGTCGGTGGGATTGTCATTGTCTTACCCAAGGCGCCTAAGGTCCGAGACATCCTCTTCCATGGTCTTCCCATTGCTGATCAGCATTGGCGGCGCGTTGATCTTCCCAAGGAGTTATCGCGTATACGTTCTATGGATGAGTGGGCGGAGATGCCGAGGGAGTTCAGAGAAAAGTTTCGTCCATACATCGAGGAGGAGTTTCGGCGTAGGCGTGAGGGCGTTTGGTTTTATAATCGAGGTGATGCTACATACATCACGGGTCGTCACTATATGATGCTGCAGTGGGGGCAGCTGGACATCGGTGCCCCTTACTACCTTGATTTCCAGAGAGATATTTTCTTACATTTGGCTGCGTGTGAGGCGGACCCTCGTTGTATCGGACAGCTATATACCAAATGCCGTAGATCAGGATACACCAACATATGCTCTTCTGTCATCGTAGATGAAGCTACGCAGGTCAAGGACAAGCTGATAGGCATTCAGAGTAAGACGGGTAAGGACGCTCAAGAGAACATCTTCATGAAGAAGGTGGTCAACATGTTCCGCAAGTACCCATTCTTCTTCAAGCCTATTCAGGATGGTACAACGAATCCCCGTATGGAGTTGGCGTTCCGAGAACCATCGAAGAAGATCACGAAGAAAAACAAAACAGCACAGGTTGGTGACGCCTTGAATACGGTGATCAATTGGAAGAACACCACAAACAACGCATACGACGGGGAGAAACTTCACCTGCTATACTTAGATGAGGCAGGCAAATGGGAAAAACCAACAGACATAAGAGAGGCCTGGAGGATCCAGCGGACATGTTTGATCGTTGGTCGGAAGGTCGTAGGCAAGGCCATGGTCGGAAGCACCGTGAATCCAATGGGGAAAGGCGGAAGCGAGTACAAAGATTTATGGGCGGACTCGGATCCTCAGGAGCGGAACAAGAATGGGAGGACTAGGTCTGGGTTGTATCGGCTGTTCATCCCAGCCCACGACTCTCTAGAGGGGTTCTTTGATCTGTACGGGCACCCCGTAGTGGACGACCCAAAGGAGCCAGTTGAAGGTATTGATGGGGAGTGGATACACATGGGGGCGAAGACCTTCTTGAAGAACGAGAGGGATAGTTTGCGCGATGATCCTAGTGAGCTGAATGAGATCATAAGGCAGTTCCCATTTACTACAGACGAAGCTTTTAGGGATAGCATTGAGGCTAGTCTGTTTAATATCGGCCAGATCTATGAGCAGATAGAACACAACGATGATCTATTCCCAAACCCTGTGGTGACGGGTAGCTTCACATGGAAAGGTGGTGTAAAGGATACTGAGGTTGTGTTCACTCCAGACCCTAAGGGTAGGTTTAAGGTGGCGTGGATGCCAGAGTCTGGGCAGCGTAATCTGAAAGTATATGAAAGAAACAAAAGGGTGGCGCCTAATACACATCTTGGTTGTGGCGGCGTGGATAGTTATGATCTTGACGCCACTGTTGACGGCAGAGGATCTAAAGGAGCATTGCACTTATACAATAAGTTTAGCATGGATGCTCCTGCTAATATGTTTGTGTTGGAGTACGCTTCCCGTCCTCCGCTGGCTTCGATCTTTTATGAAGACGTACTTATGGCCGCAGTCTTCTACGGATACCCGATACTGATAGAGAACAACAAGTATGGTATTGCGCGGTACTTTGAGCAACGTGGATATGATGGGTATCTTTTGGATAGGCCTAAGCACCTATCTGCCCCCAACACAAACATCAAGGTAAAGACGAAGGGTATCCCGTCTAATTCTCAAGATGTAATACAGTCCCACGCCCAGGCTATCGAGGCCTACATCCACAACCATGTTGGCGTTAATAGAGAGACTGGGGAGATGGGGGCAATGTATTTCAATAAAACCCTGGAGGACTGGATTGGCTACGACATCAATAACAGGACGCGATTCGACCTTACCATTAGCTCTGGCTTAGCATTATTAGCGGCACAAAAAGTCAAGCAGAAAAAACAAGACTCTAAATTTGACGAGAAGCGCTTTTTTAGGCGTTATAAGGTGCGCGGATGATTTAGTTATATTTGTGGGTGATAACGTAATCCCTACATGTACAACAATAAGTCAGGTGATCCAGGTGGTTTCCCAGATCCACTGGCGCCGCAAGAGGAGAAGCTTTCCAAAGAATATGGGCTGAAGTACGCTAAGGCAATCGAAGCGCAATGGGGTAACACTCAGGACAATACTTCTACTTTCGGGGGTAGGAAGAATATCTTTGCTCGCAACAGGGATTATGCGAATGGAACCCAGGACACTGCTATCTATAAGCAGTTGCTAAACACTACGGATCCAAACAACGGGGAGGGATCCTTGATGAATTTGGACTACACCCCAGTCCCTGTTCTACCCAAGTTTGTTCGTGTTGTGGTCAACAAGATTCTAGGTAGGAATATGTATCCGAACCTAGAGGCAGTAGACCCTTTGTCTTCTAGCGAAAAGAATCTGCAGAAGAATATCATGCAGAACAAGGTGGCTATGCGCCCCATGTTTATGGAGCTGGAGCAGCGCATGGGGCAGCCCGTTCTAGATGAACCTGCGGAGCAAATACCTGAGACGACTGAAGAGGCCGAAATTTTTATGGCCACTAACATCAAAACAGATGCAGAGATAGCGGCGCAGGTTGCAACGGAAATGACCTTGCAGTGGAACGATTTTAGTGAGGGGGTTTATCGGCGTTGCGTCAATGACTTGACTAGTTGCGGTATGGCTGTAGTGAAACGGAGTAATGACCCTAGCTACGGTATCAAGCTCGACTATGTAGACCCAGTACATTTTGTTCATGGGTATACGCAAGATCCCAATTTTGATGATGTTGTGTACATGGGGCATGTACGGGAAATCACTCTAGCTGAGCTGAAGCGTTTGGCGGGGGATCAGATGACCGAGCAGCAGTTAAAAGACCTGCTTAAAAAGTCTCGGCGTTCTAGCTCCAGCAAATACCCTGACCACCCATACAGTACCAGTGGATTACAGAAGCAGAACTTCAGCGGCCATGTTATTGAAGTGTTGGAGTTTGAGTTCAAGACAGTAGACACGATGTACTTCGAGGAGAAGGAGAATCAGTATGGGAATACAAACTTCTTCTACGAGGGCTTTGCATATAAAGAGAAGAAAGGTAGCGTTTACGATCGCACCCCCCACTCTATGGATGTTGAGTGTATCTACCAGGGTATGTACATTCTAGGTACAGATCATCTGATTAATTATGGTAAGCAGTACAACACGCCAAAGAACATGCATGATGTCACCAGGGCGCGGATGTCGTATTCTGTGGTGTCGACGAATATGGTGGCTAATATGCCTAAGTCTATGGTTGACGGGTGTGTGGGGTTTGCGGATATGCTGCAGCTTACACACTTGAAACTTCAGCAAGCCATTGCCAAAGCGAAACCAGACGGCCTGGTTATTGATATTGAAGGTCTGGAGAATGTTCAGCTTGGTAAAGGCGGAGAGCTTCAACCTTTGGATCTCCATGATATCTACGAACAGACGGGGGTCTTTTACTACCGAAGTAAGAACCCTGAGGGTGGCTTCCAGAATCCGCCAGTACGAGAGATAGGCAACAGCATCCGTAATATTAACGAGCTCATTGCGCTGTACAACCACTATCTGCGCATGATTCGCGATACCACGGGTATCAATGAAATGGCTGATGCGTCAACTCCGAAGGGGGATACGCTGGTTGGTGTCCAGCAGCAAGCTATCGCTGCCAGCAATAACGCTACATACGACATCACCAATGCCGCCATGGTGCTTTATCGCAAGGTTTGTGAGGATGTAGTTAAGTGTCTTCAGATCCTGCCGCAAGAATCAGCCATTCATACGGCCTACCGAAATGCTATTGGGGATAGCAACATGAATGTCTTAGCCACTTTCGCGGACCTACCAATGTACAATTTTGGGGTGAAGGTGATGAAGGACATGGAGGATAAAGACAAGGCATACCTAGAGCAGAACATTCAGATGTCTCTAGCTCAAAAAGAAATAGACCTTGAGGATGCAATGGCTATCCGAAACCTAAAAGACATCAACCAGGCTGAACGGCTACTTATTATTCGCAGGTCTAAGCGAATGAAAAAGCAACAGGATCAGCAGATGCAGATGCAGCAGATGCAGGCTCAGCAGGCTCAGCAGGCAGAGGCTATCAAGATGCAAGGTCGTCAGCAAGAGATTGCTACACAGACCCAAGCTGACGTCCAGGTGATCCAGGCTAAAGCTATGGCTGATCTAGAACTAGCTAAGATCAAGCATCAGTTCGAAAAGGAGATTATGCAGATGAAACTGCAAGTTCAAGCCGCTACTATGCAAGGAGAGGTGCAGAGCAGGAAGGCGGTTGAGACGCAGAAGGATGACCGCAAGGACGAGCGCGTGAAGAAGCAGGCTGTTGAGCAAAGCAAGCTGATCAGCCAGCGCCAGGGAAAGCGCCCAGAACTAGAGGAGCAGCCCTCAGGATTTGACTTTAGCAATATGGTATAAGGATGTCTAAGATTAATCTCGACATAACTGATAGGCTAGATATTACTTGCCGACGCGGAGATACTTTCGAATTGAATCTGACTCTAAAGGATAGCAGCGGCGACGCCCTGCCTCTATTGACAGATGACTACACTTTTTTAATGCAGGTTCGAAGCACTAGGGACAGCCCTACTCAGCGGATCGACCCAATTCTTCGGGCTGTCACTTCTAGTAGTAGCGGAGGCGGAGGCGAAAGTGACGACGACAACTCCATCACCGATGGTATTTTTATTGGTAGCACAGAGCAGGGCGTAAAGGGCCCTGTGAACTTCAGCTTCCTCAATAAGGATGACTTAGGAAATGTCACAGTCTTTCTGTCTGCTCAGGACATGAGGAAAGTTCGCCCTGGTAGATACAAGTATGACTTTCAGTACAGTGTAGGGGATACGCAAAGGACCATTCTTGAGGGCAGGTTTGTCATTAATGACGACGTCTCAAAAAGTATCTAATGGCTACAGAGATTACAGTTTCTGGTGGTACGTCAGTTACGGTTACAGTACCTACAACTGGATCAGTATCTGTAGCTAACACAGGGCGCAAAGGCGATACTGGTGCTACAGGCCCCACGGGCCCCACAGGTGCTACTGGTCCTACAGGCCCGACGGGTGCGGCAGGAACTAACGGGTCGGATGGAGCCACTGGACCTACGGGCCCTACTGGTCCGACTGGCGCGGCGGGCTCTACTGGACTCACAGGGGCAACAGGGGCAACAGGCCCAACGGGCCCGACAGGTGCAGCTGGCACCAACGGTACTAATGGAGTAGACGGAGCCACAGGCCCGACGGGTCCGACTGGCGCTACAGGCCCCACTGGTCCTGCTGGCACCAATGGAACGAACGGAGTAGACGGAGCTACAGGCCCTACTGGCCCCACGGGTCCGACGGGTGCAGCGGGTACTAATGGAACCAATGGTACTGACGGTGCAACAGGCCCCACTGGTCCGACGGGCCCAACAGGAGCCAATGGTGGGACCGATATTGTATTGGATACAACGCCTCAGTTGGCAGCGGACTTGGACATGTTCACCAACTCTGCAGAGCTGCTGGTCACTGGCAACGTATATGTCTTTAGGTACCACACAGGAGCAGGGGCTACCAATTATGGACTGTACTTTAATCTGACAGCCGCGAGGTATGAACTGTTAAATGGATCTGGGGTTGAGGTATTTGCGGTAAACGCAAACACAGGCGTAACTAAGATTTCCAATGCCTACACGCTTCCCACTTCGGACGGAACCAGCGGTCAAGTTCTTACCACGGATGGTCTTGGTTCGGTTTCTTTTAGCACGCCTAGCGGCGGGAATGAGCTGGATGGTCAGATCCTCGAAGTCATAACCCGCAGCACTGCCTACGGCAATGGTTCCTACGAAGGGCATGTGGTCAAGTTCGGGAGCGACACATTGAGTACTGGCAAGAGCTATGTGTATACATCTTCGGGATGGACTGCGGTAGACGCGGATATAGAGACGAAGACGTATGGATTGTTCGGTGTGGCGTTGGGTACATCCTCAGCCACAGACGGGCTTTTAGTTCGAGGCATACGTGCCAGCACAGCGTATAGTGGATTCACGGCGGGTCAGATCCTTTATATAAGCACGACTGAGGGGGAGATCACGGCTACGGCTCCGTCAGCAACGGGTGACTTCGTGCGGATTATCGGGTATGCTCTCGGTAGCAACTACATCTACATTGACCCAGCGCAGGACTACATTGAGATTGCGTAATGCCAGACATAGCAAAATACAGTGGTATAACCATGGCCGATATTGCAAAGATTAGTGGACAAACGGTAGCCTCAGGCGGCGGCGGCGGGGTATCAGAGTCGAGTACAGGGGTTCTTTATTTTGAGGGGGGTGGATTCAATAGTAGAATGCCTGACGCTCAGGAGTTTTTTGGAGACTCTGCAGTTGGCTTGTACAAGGCGCAGATTTCTACTAGAACGGACATCGTAAGAATAAAAGATGGTAATTACCACACTTTTGCTCTTGACAGTTCTGGAAACCTATATTCTTCTGGGTGGTCACAAAACACTAGCCTTGGAAGGTCTGTTTCCAGCGATGAACATCAGCTTGTACAATGTTTAACGGGCGTAAGTAAGTTCGCGCCCCACGACAATGGATGCTGGGCTATTAAAACCAACGGTGAGCTATGGTGGTGCGGAAGGATTAGCCAGTTTGCCGATAGCGGAGATACAGGAACTGGTAGCACAACCTCCACAAACTACGGGTGGTCTCAGTTCGGCAGTGACACCGACTGGATAGACATTGATTGCTTCCCAACTTTCCCTGCTGTTACCATAGCAATCAAAGGAGGAACGGGGTCTGAATATTTGTATTCATGCGGAATTAACTATTGGGGGAAGACAGGAGTAGGAACTACCGCTGGTAGCACAAAGCCTTTTACGAGAGTGAAATCTGGTGCGAGTACAGACTGGACCGAAACAATAGAGAAGATTAGCGCAGGCTATCAATCAACTATGGTTGTCACAACAAGCGGAAAGCTCTTTGCTTTTGGCGATGCCAATGATGGTCACTTAGGTCAAGGCAATACAACAGATTCTTTGTATCCAGTACAAGCAGGTACTGACACTGACTGGGATATACCTTATGCTAAGGCGAGGCACCAAGGCTTTTGTATTAAGACCGATGGTTCTCTTCATGGGTCGAGAGGCTCAGTTTTCCAATACAATATCGGGCCTACAACAGCAGACAGAACGTATCGTCAGTGCGGAACTGACACTGATTACGAAGAAATATTATCCCACGAAACATCGTCGAACACAGGAATACAGATTCTTTTTGCAAAGAAGAACGGGGCTTGGTATGCAAATCATGGAAATACTATAGGAATAAACTCTTTTGCAGCAAACACCAGCAGCAAATCACCGACAACAGACAACACTTGGGAGTCGATAAACACTCTTCTTCAGGGAAATGATATTACCGTCGGTATTAACCACATACTTGTCGCATACAAAGAACAAAACGGTAGTTTAGGCGAGGTGGTAACAATCGCAACAGCAGCAACATAATGGCTACCAGAACAGCAGTGATCGCGTCGGAGCAGGATCTTGAGTCAACATGGACTGACGCTAATTGTCCAAACATGGAGTGGGGGTTTATTGAGCAGACATACGAAGAATGCCTGCAGGTTGATGGTACTTATGTGGGTTCATATGAAACGCTAGAGGTCCCAGCAGGAGAGACTTTTAGCATGACCTATCTGTGTCAGGACACTGGGGGAACCAAGACGTACACCTTGAC